CGGAACTCCTAACGATTTCTATGACGGTAAATTTAATGAACTACCGGGAAGTATTTTTAACGTACTTACGTTAATGAATAATGAAGCCGAGAGCATTACCGGAGTAGCTAGTTTTAATACCGGACTTAACGGAAATAGCTTAGGCAGTACCGCTACGTCTATAAGAGGAGCTATAGACTCTGCAACTAATAGAAGATTAAACCTTGTTAGAAACATCTCCGAAAACTTAGTTAAACCTTTACTTAGAAAATGGTTAGCGTATGATGCCGAGTTTTTAGACGAAGAATCCCAATTTAGGATAACTAACGATGAATTTGTTTATCTAAAGAAAGATGATTTAGGAGCTAACATAGATATAGACCTTACCATATCTACAAGCGACGACAACCAAGCTAAAGCGCAGGAACTGGCATATATGCTTCAAACTATAGGACCTAGCGAAGATCCGGGAATTAGAAAAATTATAATGACTGAGATAGCTAGACTATACCGTATGCCTCAGTTAGCTAGAATGATAGAGACGTACGAGCCTCAAACCGATCCTGTAGCAGAACAGATGAGGCAGTTACAAGTTGCTATGCTTCAGGCTCAAGTAAACAACGAGCAGTCTAAGGCAGACGAAAATAGCGTAGATAGAGAGCTTAAAGGAGCTAAAGTTCAAACAGAGCTAGCTAAAGCTAAGAATATAAACTCTATTGCAGATAAGACTGATTTGGATTATATCCAGCAATATGCAGGAGTTCAGCAAAAAGCTGAATTACAGAAACAGCAATTAAAAAATCAATTTGACGTAGATAGAGAAACTTTGAAACTGTTACAAGGACAGCAAAGGCAGTATCTATAACATATTGAAATAATTTATATAATTTGCTATTATATTAAATATAGATTTTAAAGGAGTCTTTTATGACAAACCAAGAAGTAGAACAGCTAGAAACAGCAGATACTAGCTATCAAGTCGAGCTTTATGAAGCTTTAGAAAGATTAGAAAATAACGAAGATTTTAAAAAAGTTATTTTAGAAGGATACTTAGCCACTAAACCATTAGGTCTAGTTACCATGCTAGCTAGACACGACGTTAAACAACGAGGAGAACGTCCTAACGTAATGGAAGAGCTTATAGCCGTATCTAGTTTAGGTCAATACCTGTTTATGATTAAACAACTAGGCGGAAGCGCAAAAGTAGATTTAGAGGATGGTAGAGAATGAGTGAAGACGAGCTATATAATTTATCTGACGAAGAGCTACAAAAAGAGGTTTTTCGCATTAGGCAAGAGGAGCAAGAACAAGAAGTTCCTTCAGACTCTATAGATGAATCAGTCGAAGCTCTTGATGAAGATGTTACCCAAACTGATCAGCAAACTGATCCAAACGTTCCTCCCACAGACGAAGAATCTACCGAAGACGTAAGTGAAGAACAACAAGTTCCTACTACTTATAAAATTAAAGCTAATGGCTTAGAGTATGATTTTACGATAGATGAAATGCAAAAGCTAGCGTCTAAAGGTATGGACTACACTAAAAAGATGCAAACTATAGCTCCATACAGAAAAACTATAGACGCTATAGCCGAAAACGGAATAACTCAAGACGATATAAACTTATTTATAGATATAAAAAAAGGAAACAAAGAAGCACTAGCAACCCTAGTTAAAAATATGAATATAGACGTATACGATCTCCCTACGGAAGACATCGCTTATACGCCTACTCAATACGGCAAAGACGAAAATATGTTAGCTTTGCAAGATACTATATCTAGACTTAGACAAGAGCCTGAGTTTGAGAGAACTCATCAAGCTTTCTTGTCTATGGACGAAAACTCCAAGCTAGCTTTCGTGAATAACCCTAGTAATTTAGAAGGGCTTCACGAAGACGTGAAAAACGGAGTATATGATGCAGTAATGCCTAAAGCTATGAAAGCAGCTGTGCTTGACGGCTACCGAAGACCTTTGTTAGATTACTATCTAATAGAAGGTCAGGAATACTATAAAAATTTAAACGCTAGCCTAAAAGCTAACGAGCAAGCTCAGGCTACTAAACAAGCAGAGATATCTCAAGCTAAAAAAGCAGCTTCGCTTCCTCAACAAAGAATGGATAAAAAAACCGTTACGGATTACCTCGACGAAGAGAACGACGAAGAGTACTATAAATGGTTAAAGTCCGTTCGTTCCAAATACTAAAGGGAATAAATGGCAACATTTGAATATAAACAAGGTAATAACTCCACCCAAGGTGCTAATACTATCCTGCACTACTATGAGCGTGCAGGTATAGAAGCGGCTAATCTAAAAGAGATTTACGGACAGTTCGCGGATAGAAAATCTATGCCGTTGAAGTATGGTAAAACGTATAAAATCTCTAGGTGGCAAAGATCTTTTGATAGAAGCTTGTCTCATGCGGACTTTGCTAAAAAAGGTTTCTTGACGGCTAGAAACATAACTGACGTAACTAACGGTCTAAACAACATCAAACTAGCCGAAGGAGCTACTACCGGCAATAAGGTAGATTTCCAAAAGATTACTATGGAAACTAGCTTTGTTAGGTATGGAGAGATGATTGAATATACCGACGAAGTCGATATGTTTTCAGAAGATACTATGCAACTTCGTTACCACGAAGAACTAGGCGAAAGAGCTAATCTAAACTATGAAGATCTAATTCAGTTAGATATGTTAGGAACTTCTACGGTTATGTACTCTGGTACAGGTACTAGCTTGGCTACTATGGGTGCAGGTCTAGTAGCAAGCGGTGCGCAAGACGATAGGTTTAGAATTAGTTACGATCTAATTCGTAAGGGCGTTCAGAAACTTGTCCGCAATAGAGCGGAGAAAAATACTGAGATCGTTACCGGTTCTGTTAAAATTGACACTAGAACGATTAATAAAGCGTTCTATGCCATTATTGGACCGGAAGTTAAATACGACCTAGAAAACATCACTCGTGGAGCTAATGCCGCAGAGACGTTTGCATACATTCCTGCATACCAATATGCCGATGCAAGCAAGCTAGCTAACGGAGAGATTGGATGTATGCACGAAGTAAGATTCATTGAATCTGAAACGGCTATGGTATATGCCGGACAAGGAGCTGCTATACCTAGCGGATACGCCGGTACTCTATCTAACAATGGAACTAAGTTTGACGTATTCCCTATCCTTTTCCCTACTAAAGGAGCATTTGCTACCGTAGGTTTAAAAGGTAAAAACAAAATCGTATTCAGACAACAAAGTCCGGATAAGGTAGAGTTGGGTAATCCATTCGGTACAAAAGGTTTCTTTAGTTATAACTTCTGGTATGCAGGTATCGTCTTGCAACCTGAGCGACTACTAAAGATGTTGGTACTAGCTACTGCGTAACCCATAGCCCCGAAAGGGGCTTAATTAATTTATAAAGGAAAGAAATGGCTAAAAGAAAAGATGAACTAAACCTAGAAGAAGTTGAATCAGAAGAGACTTCTAATAACGAAAAAACTTCTGGTTTTGACGACTTTGTAACAAAAGCTAAAGCAGCTGCTTTTAAAACTAGAGTAGTTACTATAACGTCTAACGATAAGAGAGACAGCAACGTAGAAACTACTGTTATAGCTACTTGCGAAAACCAGTATTTCGGGCTAACTAAAATACTTCCGTTAAACGTTCCTATAGAGGTAGAGCAGTGTCTGATAGATACTATAAAAGAGATTAAAATACCTCTACACGTTCCTGAAACTATAAACGGTAGACAGACCGGCAATAGCGTCTTATCCGAAACTAATAAATATAACATTAGTTACGAAGAGTAATATATGCCTAGCGTAAATTTAGATATAGATACTTTAAAAGTACTGCCTTCAGATATTACTCGGGGAAGTATTCTTTCCCGAGACGTAAACGGAGAAAAAAGGCTTTACTGGAACGGTCAAGGAAGTTACGATATCTTTTTAAACGCATTAGATGAAGCCGTAAGGTTAGAATATGATAACGGAAGAATACTCTCGGATAAATATTCTGAAGTATTTACTTCCGTTATTTCTTTAGCTTTAGATAAAGGTATTCAAGTAGCTTTTAACAATAGCGAGCTAAAGCTAAAAGTAGAGGACTTAAAGCTAAAAGGCGCTCAAATAGAGGCTGACTTAGCTATAAAAGCTATAGAAGCTAGACTTAAACAACAAGAGCTTACTCTTAGAGAAAAAGAGATGAAGCTAAAAGAGAAAGAGATGGCTTTAAAAGAAAAAGAGCTTATCTTACGTAACAAGCAGCTTGAAGAAGAAATGAAGCTAACTAAGCTAAAACAAGAGAATATAAGAGCGCAAACTAAAGTGCTAGATAGGCAGATAGACGGTTTTAGCGACTACTTAAAAATAAAACTTCTTGAGATACAAGTAAAATCTTTTACGGATATGTTTAGTTCCGGAATGCTTGACATAGATGAAAATACTATGCCCGAAGTTCTTAAATCGGCTAAATTTACGGAAAGCTATAATATGGTTAAAGATAGTGCGGTTAAACAATGGAGAGATGCCGTAAGCGATTCTTTATACGCCGTAGAGAGACGTATAGCAAGAGCAGGTTTAGAGTCTCCTATACCTCTATAAATTTATGAAAGGGTTTTTATGGGTATATTTACTAAAAAAGTACAACACCACGCTAAAAGGTATACCCACTTATACGGAAACCCTCTACATAAGTTTACTATAGGTAGAAGCAGGAATAAGAAAAATAACGTTCAAAAGATGTTTCTTGAAGAATACGTCTCTAAACTAAGAGCAGGGTTTGATTCTTCTACTATCAGAGCTTCTCAGAGAGTAAACTCTCAAGGACTACACGACCGTACTTGGTCTAGGAAAAAACTTCCTTACTCGTTTAACGTAGAAGTATCTAAGTTAGAGTTTAACGAAGAAGCGTTTGAGGCTACGATAGGTACTAACGTAACGGTTTTATCTAAAGAGTTTGGAACTAATGCTAGCTTAGAGTCTGAGTATAACGTAAAGTTACAACTCCCTAGTTATGATTATACTACTCAAACCTACGTTCATAACGGGTGTAAATTAAAATTAATAAACTCAAGTATCTTTAAAGTCATAGATAGACCGCCTTTACCAGATCCTTTACCTCCTAACTTTAGATATGAATACGAGTTAGATCAAAGTATATCTGTAGAAGAGCTAGGAGTATATCCTAGTTTCGGTTACTTTGAAAATGTCGTAAAAAAACCTTTGTTATACGAAGAACTTTTTAATAGATTCGGAGTAAGAGATGCTGAAATATCTACGTTTGCTACGTACTACGATGCTCAAAACAGAGTCTTTAGAACTTCTGCATACTTTACTTGGAGCGGACACGAAGAAGTAAGAACTTCAAGAGACGGTAACGGAAATATAGTTAGAACCGTAGAAAAGACTTACGAGTATATTTACGTAGATTATGATGCTACGGATTTATTATACTCTATGTTTTATACCGAAAAATTTGAGAAAAGATTTTTTATAGAATACAAAGACTCAAACGGAATAAGAAATATCTATAAAGGAAACAATTACGAAAACTTCGTAACTAAGCAAGCTGCTAGAAAGATAGATTTTATTTCGATATTTCCTATAAAAAAATACTTGCCTACGGATCAAAAAACGTCTAAGCTTTTAGACAGAGCTTTAATGCAAGGGAAGTATAAAAATAAGTATAAAAGAAAAAAACCTAAAGTACCTGCTCAGAAACTAAGAGGACTTACAGAAGAGCAGAAAAGAAATGCCGGTAAAGACGTAATAGAAACTATGCAAGAAAACGGTTCGATAGATGAAGCCGACATAGGGCAATATCTAGATATAGGATTGTTTTTTAAAAAAGAGATAAGGTCTAATAAACTATGGCAAAAGTATCTAAGAAATATAATGGAATATTTTGATGCTACCCTAGGTTTTGGTACATATCATCAAGACGCTCCTAGACACGACTTACTCGTAGATACTACATTAGTTAGAGGTCCAAATAAATTTAAACTACGAGTACAAGGGATAAAAAGAGTAGTTAGATATCTAAGAGCCGATAAGATATGTTTTATATCTACTGAACCTAGAAGCGGAGATTGCTACTTATATTTAAACGTTCCTGATTACTCTATGTCTACTGCGGAAGAAAAGTCTAGAGGAATATTTTATAAATTTACCCAATACGGACTAAACCTTAGTTATTGGTATTCAAGCGGAATGCTTGAAAGCTATAACTTCTACGGTAAAAACCTATCCTCTCAAAGAGAGTCTAGATCTAGATACGATCGTAGAAGTTTGACGTCTCCTTTTTACTTAGATATAGACGTTAGAGAATACTCTAGAATTACAGGAGAACCTTGGGTAAATCCCGGAAATATACTAGACCCTAAGTACGTAAAAGCTCCTAAGTATAAAGGAGACGAAGTAATACAAACTTACGTCATAGAAGAAACTTCTTTTACTTATGACGATAGAGTAGATTACCTACCTCCTTACGTATGTGAAGTTAAAGACGATGAATTAGTACCTAATCCGGAACATCTTTGCCCTATGCCCGTAAAGTTATGGCGTAAAGTTCCTCATAGCGTAAAGCTAGAAGTATTCGGTTCTACGTTAATGCTCTACTATCAATACGGCTGGGAAGAAAAGAAAGGAACTATACTAGGTAAGATTGCCGGATTTGTGTTAGTTATAGTAGGGATAGTTTTAATAGTAGTATTTTGGTGGTCTGGTTCAATGGCTTGGGGTATGGGAATACTAGGAGCCGGAATGAGTTTACTAGGAGCTATGTATAATAATAAAATGCTCTCTAGAATAGGTGCAGTATTAGGTATAGCAGCAGGTATAGTAGGAGGTGTAGCTATGTTAAGCGGATCTCTCTTACAACAATTTGCCGGAGTTATGTCCATACTAGGTTCGGTAGTTTCTTCTTGGAATTTTTTAACGGCTATTAGGAACGAACAAGTTTTAAAGAGCTTATATGAAAAAAGTAAAGAAGAAGTGAATAATTTAAAAAAGGAAGGAAAGAGTTATGACGAATATAAAAAAGGATTTTTAAATCTAACTAAATATAACATAGATATAGATACGGTGCAAGGAATAGAGGATATGTATACGGTAGCTACGGCTCAACACTGCTATACTATGACAGAGTCCGGAAAATACTACCAACTACAGGAACAAGACTATACAGACATATATGAAAGGTATTAAATGAACTCTTTAGTCGAATCTTACGGGGGATTCCCAAATACGTACTCAAACAACTTTACGAATTTTTATAATTCTAATTTTTCCGACTGGGCTAAATCTCTAAGTCCTACGGATATAGCTAAGTTATCTAACAATGCTAACGGTTTAGCTAGTTCTACGAACGTTGCTCAAGACCTAGGCTGGGCTACTAGGTCTCCTGATTTTTCTCAGGGTCTTTATTCATCTAACGTAACTAATGGAAGTAACTTGAATAACGGGTCTGATTTATCTTGGTGGGGTCAGAATGGAGGTCTTATAAAAGATATAGGCGGAGCAGCTATGGCTGCTGCTGGTGCAGTAACTGCCGTAGGAGATATGATAAGGAATAGTAAAACATTTAAAGAACAGAAGAAAAACTTTGAACTTCAAAGAGAGATAGCTAGAGAAAACTTAGCTATGCAAAGAGCGGAATATAACAGACTTAAAACTAACAGAGCTAATCTATCTAGGGCTTATGGGGCGTAGTTATGGCTATATTTGATCCTCAAAGACAGATGTCTATACCTCATTTTCAAACGCCTCAGTACTATAGCGACTTAGATACTTTAGCTAAGCTACAAAAGCTTTTTGAATCTCAAGCTTCTGCAAAGCGTCAAGAAGAGCTTCATCCGTTTGAGCTTAGTAAAGCCGAAAAGATGAATACTAGGTTAGACCTTATGAATGAAGCCGGTAGACAGGATATAGACTTTGATAAAGAATTACATCCTTATGAAGTAGCATATAAACAAGCAGTTGCGGAAGGTCAAGGCATCCTTAACAAATCTAATCAGCAGAAAATGGATTTTGAGGCAGAGCTACACCCTATAGATATGATATATCAACGAGCTTTAGCAGATAGCGCAAAAGCTACCGCAGATTTTGATAAATCTACTCTTCAAGCTAAAATAAACGATAAGCTAGACGAATACTCTTTTAACAGAAGCGAACGTCCATTAAAGCTTAGCGAGATAAAAGCTAGGATAAACTCTTCTAATGCGAGTGCGGCTTTTAATAATGAACAACGCGAGAATATGAGATCATCTAGGACGGCTGCGGAAAAATTCATAAAAGATTTTACCGATCTTTATGGAATGACTCCTGAAATGGCTCAAGCAAAAAGAATTATGGATGAAGCGACTAGACAAGATCAGATTAGAAACGGTTATGTTTTTCCGACTGATCCTAATTACGACCCATTAAAGTATGACGAAGACGGAAGACCTTTTGACGTATATGAGAGAAATCGCCTCAAAGAAGATCTTACTGTAAGCGGAGTTTATCCTAATGATACGGCTGTAGAGACTGAAGAAAACATTATGAGAGCTTATCAGAATGTAAAAAACTCTATAGCCAACATACCTAACGTATCTATGAGAGATGCTGAAGATTTATTTGGAAGTGAATTAGATTCATTTACAAAGATTTATAACACTTATAAAAACGATCCTTCTAAATTGGTAAATGCGTTGGGATCAGCAGGTTTTATAGACGGAACTGCCGGTATATCCGCCGAAGATATGCAAAAAATTAGCCAACTTACAAATATGTTAAAAGGTGGAGATATTCCTAGTTATAAAACTAATAAAAATACTCCTTCGGCAGAGAGTTTAGCTAGACAAGCTATCGAAGATGAAGACGGAGACAAGCTTGAAAGAAGAGTAAATAGGGGAGACAAAGATGCTCAAATAGCTCAAGATATGCTTATGGGCGGAGAAAGAGATAAGATTCAAATGTTTTACCATAATCGTAAAGACGGTAAACTATACGAAGTTCCTTTAGGTATGAAAAAAGGTACTCCAGAATATGACGCATTTTTAAAAAGAACCGGTGGTAAAGGTTTTGGAACAGGCGAAGAACAACTAGATATGTACACTATGAGACCTTATGAAACGTTTGAGTCTTTACATTTACCGTCTACTATAGGAACATACGTAGATAAAGACGGAAATACTCGGGATATACCCGGTAGAGGAGTCGGTTACAACGCTAATATAGGACATTATAGAGGAATAAAAAAAGCGTTAGATTCTAACGTATACAAAGATAAAGAAGTCGTTGCGGGTAAACTAGGTAGGTTTATAAGTGGAGTAACTTCTGCTATGTCCGATAAAGAAAAACAAGAGTTTAAAGAAGCTTTGTATGATGCTAAAAACGGCAGATACGCTCAAGAAGTCGTAGGAACTTTGTCTTACATACTATCCACTACCGGAGAAGACGGACTTAACTTTCAAGGCTCTCCGGGAGTTGGTAAGGCTATACTTGCTCTTATGAAAAATATAGACGATACGAGTTATAAGAAAAATCTAACTAACGGAGATATGGCGGTATTTGGTTCAGCGGCAGCAGATACGGCTCGTACCTTAGAAGATATGAGATTATCTATAAAAGAGGCTTCTCAAGATAGCTCTAAAGACGGTTCATTTAATAGAGCTAACAACTTGATGCAAAATAAGTTTATGATTACGCCTACTAAAAAAGATAAATCTAACGGTAAGGAAGAAGAGATGAACTATTCTATTAGATACATAACTCCGGAGTATGCTAAAAATATTTTAGATAGAATGGAAAGGAAAGCTTTAGATAGGAATATCGCAAATGAGGTAGTACCTGATGAAGATATAGTTAAAAAGCTAACTTTAATGCACGTTGATAGTTCGTTGTATCAATAGACTGTTCTTAGTTCCCGTTGGCTATCGTATTATAGTTGAAGAAAATAAAACAACCTATAAAAATACCGTATACGGGAACTATTTTCTTTTTTACACTTTCTAATATAACTCTATTCTCTTGTACCTTTAGATAAGTTATACACCAAACTATTAAAAGCAACGGCAATAAAGCTATTATTTCCCATTTAAAGAAATTAACAAATCCTACAAAGAAAGCTAATTCAAGCATAGAAGATTTAGGAGCTTTTTGATTATACTTATTTTTATAGAAAATAGTATAAACTGTAGTAACTACTAAAGCTAGTACGACCGAAATTAGTAGGGTAGAAAATACGTCTATTAGAAATTCGTTCCTATGGCTTTTTAAAGAATCTATCATCCTATGTTCAAACATATCAGATGCCCAGTACGAATAGTTAAACCAAGTTTTATCCATTACGTATCCAAGAGTATTCCATAACCAGCTAAACATTTATTTTTCCTTTGAAAGAGCTATGCCAATATTTCATTGGTTTTTTAAAGCTCCCATTACATAAAAAATTAGACATATAAAAAGTAAAGCATACAAGAATATTATACTTTTTCCCGTTTTTAAAACAGCGGTTTTAATTTCTTGTAATCTCAAATAATTGAAACACAATATAAAGAGTATTATAGGAGAAAGCAGAATAAACTCTGTTTTAAAGAATGCAATAAAAAAACTATGGAAAAGAATTTTAAACATAAGCTCTTTAGGCATTTTTATATTATGCCTTTTTTGATAAATCGAAGTTCCTATACTTGCGCAGATGAACGAGATAAATAAGGCTATTACGAATGTTTCAAATACGTCTAACAAGAAGACTTGACGTAATCTTGGTATATGGTCTTGGTAGCCTGTTTTATAAAGTTCTTCAGCTTTTTCAACATACTTAAACCAAGTATCGCTTGTTAGATACTCTATATACTCTAAGAACCGTTCAAACACCTCTATCCTTTACTTTTAACTCGATTTTTATTTAAATGATTTTTAACCTTTTACCCACTCGTCTAATCCTGCTTTTTTCCAAGCTTCTACTTCTTTAAGCACTTTTTTAATTTTTTCTTTATCCTGATTGATGTTGTCTAATCCGCCTAGTTCTTCTACTAGATCTAAAATCTCTTTTTGAGCTTTCATTTTTAATTTTAAAGATTTGTAATCCCAGACATGAGAATACTGGTGTAAAGCCTCTATTAGATTTACGAAAATAAGAACTAAGTTTTCTATCATACGGAAAATATTTTTAAAAATATTTATTATAGTTTGCATTCATTTACCCTGTTTAAAAAAGTCTTCAGGCAATTTCTTTAAAGTTTCATAGACTTCGTCAAATGAAACATCCCATTCGTCTTGTTCAGTTTCTTTTTCCTTTATCTTGGTTTCCCTATCTTTCTTAGCGTCTTCTAATAAATCTGAAGATGCTTGGGTAATTGTATTAAAAAATGCACCTATACGTCCAAGAGGAGATACTTGATACAGTTTTGTAAGAGATTCTTTTATGTTTATAGATTTTACTGCTTTTAAAGCTATTTCTTCACGAGCTTTCGTAACATAGTTTTCTAAATCGTTTTTAACTGCACTCGGATCGTGCAATAATTGATTATTAGAAAATCTAAGCAGTCTTCCGAACTGATTTAGAAGTTCGTTTTGACGTTCTAAAGTGTCGGACAAGATATCGTACTTAGAAAACTTCTCTGCTCCGTCAAGTTCTATTGGAAGTAGGTCGGTATCCGTTAGTTTAATAACGAAATCTATATACCTGCTTCTACCTCGTCTATCTATAAAACGATACTGGGGTATAACGTCATCCGGTCTGATACGAAAAGTATATTTAAATACTTTTTCCACGAACATACGTTCATAGCCGTACTCGTTTTGATCTATTTTAGATGAATACTTATTTATCCACTCATTCCAAGTCATACTACTTCATTTAATATTTATTTTAAAAATTTTTTGGTATTATAAAAAACCTTTTCTTAAAATCTTTTTAAAAATTTTTCTTCCTTTTTTAGTTATAATAGCTTATTATTTATATAATAAAACTAACTTATAACTAAAGGAGACTTAGGAATGACTCTTAACGAGCGTATGGGTATGCTTCAAACGAAGTTTAACGAAAAAAGTAAAGACATATATTCTGATGAATATAATGCTTATAATGCCGATTATGCAAAAATGCTAGTTGAGGAAGCTTTTAAACCTAGCGAACAAGCTTTAAACTTACGTCAACACGTACTAGACTTAGAACAAAAACAACTAATAAATGCTTCAAACCCTTATATCCCGGATTTGACATCGTTAACTACGGAAAGCATGCTTAAAAAAGGTAGAGGAGTTAATTCTACTTTAAAAGATCTTCAACAGCTTAGTAACGATATAACTAAGACAAACGAGTTTGAAGATAAAAGAAAACTAAGTCTAGCTAAGTTAGGTTTAGAAGGACTAAAGAACTTAGAGGAATATAGGAAACAACAATATGAAAAAGAAAGAACTACTAAAAACTTAGTTACTCAAGCTAATATAAACACCGTAGATGATGCCATAAATGGTTTTGGAGCTAGTTTAATAAGCAATGAAGACCCTATGAATTATGGTTTTTGGGATAACGTAAAAGCTAATACTGTAGGATTTCTTGGCGATCTAAGTAAGGGTTTAGCCGTAGGAGTTAAAGGTCTTGGAGACGTGGTAGAGACTAGCGGTAGGTTAGCTTCAAGAGCTTTGCCGTGGAGCGAAAACGACCCTACGTTACATCGTCCTGAAGACGGAGAAGGTTTTGTAGCTAATATGAAAATGCTAGGTAGACGTGTAGCTAAAGATTGGCAAACGTCTGTAGAGAACGATCAGATAACTAAACCTTTTCAAGAAGCTTTTAACTGGGGAGGAAATAAACTTTTAGAAACTAAAAGAGATATGAGAGCCGAGAGTATCAATACTCTTGAAGACTTAAAACGGCAATGGGATCAAGGCGGGATATTGCCTATAGAAGCTTTATCTACCTTTTTAGGTATGGCTGGAGAGTCTTTTATAAACCCTGAAACTGCTGCCGTAATAGCTACCGGTCCATTAGG